GTATGCATCAATTTAATAAAGACTCAAGCGCCTGTGAAAAATCTAGTTCCTAAAGATAAAAAGTATTTGGCTTTGGAGTGAAACAAAGACCGGAAAGTATCTATGTCAAAACACTCAAATTCATCTACATCTACTTTAAAAACGTGTTTGAAAACACGAAGATTTCCACTGCGCATAGCGTCAGTGTTGAACAAGTCGGTACCCAGAGACTGAAGCTCCTTATAGTAACCAGACAGATAACGGAGATAAAAGGATGTGACTACTTCACTCCCGAAACCACCAATAATCATAAAAGCAAACACACGAGTGAAGCTAGTACGAAGATCGTGGACAGGTGATTCCGGATAAAGCATACCACAAAGAAGATCAAAATCTTCTCGAAAAAGTTTTCCTTGCTTGATTTGGTAGCCGATGAACTTGCGATCCTCGCGATTGTTGGTAATCACGACTTTTTCCGGTTTAACGACCAGACCGAAAAACGACTTGACGGTGTGGGCGAGAAGGGAAACAAACGGTTGGAAAGCAGATTCTTCCATGCGACGCGAAAGAAAGCAGAAATCATCTCCGAGCACTCTTGAGTTCTGATAGTCTTGTTGGTTATACTTGAGGGAGGAGGTCATGACGAGCCAGACGCCGAGACTGTTGATTAAGAGAGTGAGAAACGAACCAGATGGAACGCCACCAAGTTTCTTGATCAAAGTGCCGTCAGGGAGACAGAGTATGGTGAAAATAAAAGCTTCCATTATGTACTCGAACGCGAGTTCTTTCCAAGGCTCATCTAAATCCATATGAGGTTTAAGAACCTTAAGGAAAAGATCTTTGAGCAGGAAGCGACACCGAAGAGAATCCCACCCCGAAATATCGGTATTGGTGAATGTTTGATCCTGATCGGCGTCGAGGTAAAAATTTAGGCGTTCGATAGTCTTATGACCGGTCATGAACATGTCTTGATGGTGTAGACCAGAAAAGATCTGCGAATAAAACCCTCGAAAGAGCATATTCTCCAAAACGACATGTTCCATTGGAGCCACCCAAATGGACCGAGACTTAACGTTATCCTTGGGAGAGAGATGACCACGCATAGCTAACTTGCATGGTATCTGCTCAACCTTTTCACCCCTTTTCCAAGTGGCTATCATGGATTGGACTTTTGCATAGCATTCGTCCAAAACATCACCTTTCTTGGCACCAGGGAAGCTGTAACCAGCACTTGTATTGAGAGGAATCTTGGTCATTGCAACTTCCAACGGCAAAGTGGAACACCAGCGGAAGCGGGAATGAAGATGGCGCAATCCAGAGTCGTACAACTCTTCCATGCGATCGTCAAAAACTTGTTTCTTGTAAATAGTGGGACCTGCGTACTTGAGGAGACCGTGTAGAGAGCGACCAAGCGACGGAACTTTGGTGTAGCCTTTGAGGGACTCATAAAGGACAGGATCGTGATGCCAGAGAGCCTCCTTAACCCACTCATCCAAATTGGAAAAGTTTTCGGCAAGGTGATAGGTTCTTCCGGATTCTGGCAAAACACGGATGCCTTCAGAGGCACGACATACTCTGACAAAGTCAGAACTGGAGATAGAGGCAGAAGGGTTGGATTCAACCACCCACTTCCAAGTGAACTTGTTGATGTAAGAAGGAAGGACTAGGGTTTCAGGTTTGAAGGAAGACATTGGCTTAATGTTAAGAGGGAACTATGAGGACGTGTCAGTTGATG